ACTGCCCTGCCCCGCCAACTTGAACTGGACCCGAGGCCGGAGCTTGGCAAGCTCTAGGATGAGCGGGACGCCTTTGCCTTCCGTCAGCCGCCCCAAGAACACGATGTCATCCCCGCCCTGCCCCTCCACCCATTCGTCCACATCATAGTAGTTCGGCACCACGAACTCCAACCGACTGCTCGACGAGTGGACTCCAGCCCGTCCCTCTTTCGCCATCACGCCGTGCCTGACGGCCTCGGACTCGTAGATGCGCCACGGCAACAGGCAGTCGTAGTACCCAATGCCAGACTCGACCGCCGAGGCTCCGGCTTTCAGGTTCGGCAGATCGCGCAGGGCCGGGGCGTGGGCGTGACCGAACGGGGCTAGCACAATGTCCCCCGGCTCAACCCGTTGTTTCAGTTCGTCGCGGGCGTACAGGTTCCATTGCGTGTAACAGGCCGACCCCGCCGTGGCATCGTTCCCGAAGAACGCCGCCTTGTCGTGGTGGTAGGGGTGGCCCAAGAGCCGCTGATGCTCGTCCTGACTCATCAGCACCACATCCTCCGTGGCCCCCGAGTCCGATCCTTCAACGCCGTAGTGGATCACCTCGTAGCCGAGTGGCATCATCATCCGCGCAAACTTGTAAACCTTCTGCGTGAAGGCACAATGCGCGAAGTCTTTGGTGGTGACCGTGTGGGGAATGCCTAACAGGTGGAGCCTCATGCAATCCTCGATGGAGGGTTATTGCGCTGGCACGGTGAAGTAGGCCCGATCCTCAAAGCCATCGCGCCGTGCGCCGATGGTAAACAAACTATCTGTCCCGACCGCTCGCGCCAACGTCACAGGCGAACTGGTGTAGTCTGGCGGGAAGATCAACGCCGAAGCACTCAAATCGCCAATCCAAATACCGCCGCCATTGACGCTATTGTTGACACCGCCAGCCACGCCGTTGATGTCGAAACTGACAATGGCTTGGGTTGCCGTCAGGTACAAACTGTAGTTGATGGTCGGCGGAACTTGCGGCGGAATAATCAAGTCAGGCGGGACGTTGCCAGCCGTCGTAGAACCAATCGTCAGCCACGCCGAATCGTCAACCAGCAACTCAATGGCCTTGATACGGTACCAGTACGTTACTCCATCCACAGGCAACTGATCGACATACATCGTCTCGAATCCGTCAATCCGCGCAATCGTCGCATAGGTGCCGGGACTGCCCGACACATTGGGCGCACGTTGTAGCTCGAAATACAGCGGCCTTCCCGGTATGCCATACAGCGCAATCGGCACCCCGCTCAAGAACCGCACATCCCGCACGGTATTGATGAACTGCGCGAACGGACGTCCCGCCGCCGTGCCGGGGAAGTACGAGGTCGAGAGCGTGGTGAACGTCGCCGTCGCAATGCTCGACCGCGAGTTCGTAATCACATCACGGAACGCCACGCCCGCGATGTAGTTCGTGCTACCCGTCAAGTTGATGAGATTCGTCCGCGTGGTGCCAGCCGACAGCGTGTTCAGGCGGTACGGCGTCCAGTCGCTCGGGGCCGTCGAGCCGGGAGCCAGATAGACCTCAACTTGATCGTCGGTGTTGGTCCCGATGCTCCAGAGTAACTGCGCTGACTTGTTCTCCACGTAGTCGGTGGTCACGCTCGTCGGAGCCGACCAACTAGTCAGGGTCACCGAGGTCCACGCGGTCCACGCCGAAGGCCGAAGCCCCTTCTGCACCACCCGCGCCCGCACCCAGACCTTCGAGGCCGGAATGACGGGAGGCAACAAGACCGCCGCCGTCGGAACAAACGGCGTATCGTAGGCCGCAAACGGCGTCCCGTCCTCGGTCGGACTTGACGCGCCTGTGGCATACTGCACCGTCACGCTCGCATCGCCCAAGCTGTTCAGCAATCCGGCGTTCGTAATCGTGAACGCGGCCCGCCGTCTGGGATCTTCGCCCGACGCCGCAATCGTTACCGTGGGTGAGAGCGTAGGCTGTTGCAACAACCCCGAGTCCACCAGCTTGAAGTTTGGTCCCTCGGGAGTCTCATCGCGCCGAACGATTTGCATCGCCCGAGGCCCGACCGTCGGCGCTTCCCCGATGCGGTAGTTGCGGTTCGGATACCACGACGCCGACACCGCGACCTCATCGCCAATCTGCAAGCTGGCGGCAGAGGAGTTCCCCAACACCTGAAGCTCGGCAATCGGCGCACCCCGCGTGAAGCGCCATTGCGCGTCCGCTAACACACTTGCGCCAAACAAATCGGGCTGGGCTTGGAACGTTCCCTCATCATGCACCATCCCCGGCAAATCGTAGCTGATGATGCGCGTCGAGTAGGTCGTGGTATCGCCAAACAGAAACTCTTTCGGAACCGCCTGTTCCACGATGTTGTCGGCGGGTGGGACTTCGGTGCTGTTCTGAATCTGTATCCACGGCGTCAAGAGCCGTTGCGTGATATTGAATCCGGTGACCGCCGTACTCTCATCAAGCGAGTAAATGGCAGGGGGTTGGTCCCCACGCAGGTCCGCATCCGTGATAGTCGCCGCCACGCTGGTCGATGACGCCAGCCGCCGCGTCACAAAGAACTCCTTGATGCCTGACGTATTCGTGCGAGCCGCGAACCCGAACGGCCCGAACAACGCCTTCTCCATAAAATCAGCCATCAACTGCGGCTCCGTGATACGAGCCGCCAAACGGAGCGTCGGCCCAAGCTGTTGCTTGACCCACGTGAGCGATCCGGTCGCGGTGGACGGGTTGTTCGTGTCCCCAAGATACGGAATGTTGATGATGCTATACAGCTTCGCCGCAATATCCGCCGGGTGCAAGTCGAGATAGAGCGGGGCATCGGGCGACACTTCTCGGCTGACCGCACGAATCCGATAGACCTTCCCCACCGTCAACGATGGCGTGGGGCTACTGCCGCTGACGTTGATGGGGTCAAACGTCACATACAGCGAGGTCGTCGCCAACTGGGACGGCGTACTGGCTCCGAAGGAACCCGCCGGAAGATTGACGAACTTGGGCGTCAAGAAGCCCCGAATACTCCCACGCCAGACATCCGTGCTGGTCGGGTCGGTAATCACCGCGATGACATCGGGGAACGAATACACCGAACCGACATCACGCAACCCGTCAAAGTCTCCACCCGTCACCGACTTCACAGGCGAGGTCTGAAGGAAGTATTTCTTGAGCGTTCCCCAGAGCGTGTTGATGTACGGCCCCGGCACCGAGGTGACGCGGTTGTAATCGGGCGGGATATACGCCGCCTCAAACTTAAAGGCCGCAATGCCTTGCTGAAATCCGAGGTAGCTGAACTCCCACCCGCCGCTGTCAATCGCGGTGGTGGTGCTACCAACCTTCGCGCCAAAGCCGCCGATGACCGGACCCCCGAAGATGCACCCGCGTTGCGGGAACTCCGTCACCTCATCCGTCTCGCCTACCTGTGGGTTCGTTTTCTTGGCCCACGTAAAGACCCGCTGGGTCTGCTCCACTCGGCGCGAATCGCTGATCGTAAACGTATAGCTGATGGCGGTGTCTTGCGTGATGTTGGTGATGTACCCCGCCATCCAGACCGCGCCATCCGTCGGAGGCCAGTCCGTGCCGTTCGGACTCATCTCGATAAATGCCCGCCGCGACAGCAGGTCGGGCCGCGCATAGGCGTAGTCCGAGGACACGATGATGTTGTCGCCGTTCTCTAGCAAGATGAAGCCCGAGTCATCTTCCTTGAGTAGATCGCCAAAGCCCGCATCGTACAGATATTGCGTGACCGTGCGGATCGTGCCGAGGTCATCCGTCCCGACCACCGCATCCGCCACCCGCACCTGATAGGCTCCGGTACGCACGGCTCCGGTCAGCAGGTCCACCTCTTGCCCATCCCCGCTCGGCGGCTCTACGAGATAGGGATTCGTCCCGCCCCGTACCGACGTAAAGGTGAAGGCGTCTGCCGTGTCAGCGGCGTTGCGAACGCGGAGGCGGTAGTAGCGGTTAGGCATTAGTCGTAAATGCAGAGCATCGCGGCGGCGGCGCTGTTGATGAGCGTAAACGACATCGAATACAGCAACACGTTTTTGTCTTGCAGGGTGATGGTCACATCGCCATCTGGCGCAAGATAACAGGTCGTGTACGAACGGCTCGACGCGTCACCTGTATTGACCGTGACGCCCCCGCCGTTCAACAGCCACGCTTGACACCGCAACATATCCGCCATCTTGGTGTTCGGGATGTCAGTCATGCTGAAGCTCGCGCCGTAGTCCGTGCGGAACCGGAACTGGTACGGAACGCCTGTGCCAATCGCCGTAACCCGAGGCCCAATCGGTCGCTGGAACGGCACCCAATCCGCGAACCGCGACCCGACGCCAGAACTGATTGCCGTGGTGCCGTTGTCCAGCGTGACCGACCCACCGCCGTCATTGAATACAATCGTTGCCATCAGCCAATCCTCCCACGGCTATTGGCCTTCGTGATAAGCTCTTGAATCGACCGCTGGGCCGACGGATCGTTCGGGCCGATGACCGTGACGTTGACCGACTGGCGCGGCGTCATGCCCGCCGCCGTCGTAGCAGAGGTCTGCCCGAAGATGATTTGCTGGGTCGGCAGATTGCTGGCGAATCCGCCGAGGTTCCCGCCGAAGCTACTGATGCTCCCCGCCGCCCCACCGCCCTGCCCGCCAAACATCCCACGAGCCGCCCCCTTCAACGCCGCGCCCACACCAATTAAGGCGAGCGAAGCGGCAAGGCCAGCGGCGGGATTCAGCGTAATCAGCGCGGCCTGAATCTTTGCCATAAACTGCGAGAAGGCGGCGGTGCTGGTACCGAACTTTATCATCGCGTCCCCGATACCAGCCAACAGCATCGAGGTCAGCGCCTTGAACCCATCCCCAATATTCCCAGAGGCAATGGCTTGCTCAATGCCACCGACAATGCCACCCACCAACGAATTGCCAACGCTCGTCTGAAAGGTTTGCTGAATCTGAAGTTGCAACAGCGCGGCGGCTTTTGCCGCTTCACTTAAGACAATACTGCTAACGGCTGGGATGCCCGCCTGTACAACGGTCTTAAGTTTACCGCCAACCATTGTGAACTGTTGCGCGGCACGCGCCTCGAATGCAGAGATGGCACCACCCATTGCGGGAAGTGCCGCCATCCCAGCACCACCACCACCGCCAGTTTCACCACTAATCCCACCCAACGCCGCGCCGAGCTTCTGCGTTTCGGTCGTACCCATCACCACTTCGTTGCGCCACTCCCGCAACCGCTTCTGCAAGCTCGCAAAGTATTCATCGTTTTCCGCGACCTTTGCATTTAGGTCATCAATGAACTTGCCTATGTTGTCACCAACAACTGGTAACAGCACACCAAATGCGCCAAGAAATGTGACTGCCGCCGCTCCGACTGCCGAAAAGAATCGAGTTATGGCAAGTCCAACTTGCGCGATCAATGAGGCAATTACCACTAGCCCATTGGTAAACGATGTAAACACGAACTGCACAGGACCCTTCAGCGTCGTGACCATCGTTGCCAATGCATTGATAGTCCCCGCAAGGGAAGTGCCTGTCTTTTGATTAGCCTCAAATAATGAGTTAAACGATTCCTTCAATGCGTCAATGGCACCGCCTAGCGTATTGCGATATGCCGCGGCTGACCCACCGACCTGTGTTTCAAGTTCCTTTAGGATAATGCGTTGAGCATCGGCAATCTGTCCGACCGCCACCAGTTGCTTGATGAGATTGGTCTGGCTCTCGCTTAACTGCACACCCGCTCGCCGCAACGCTGTCACGCCAAGCACCGGATCGTTCAGCGCCTTACCCAACATCATCGCGGCAGACCGCGCATCCATTCCGAGAGCTTGCGACAAATCCAACGTCACGCGGGTTGCATCAGCGAACACTTCCCGCACATTGGTGAATGTCAGCAACAACGCCTGTGCTTCAGAAATCGCCCCGCCCGTAAATGCCGTGACGCGCACTAGCGCATCGGCTTGTGCATTAAGCGTCTCAATCGTTTGACCGCTAATGCCATTTGTCGAACGAAGGACCGTGGCTAACTGCGCTTGCTCACGCTGGGCGTCTGCCGTCTCACGAACAAATAGCGTCAACGCTTTGCTGACAGCGGTGACGCTGATGACCGTCTTGGCAAGCTCGGCTCCGAGGCGCTTAATACTCGCTTCAACCGTTGCCGCGCCTTCCTCTTTGATTTTGAGACCAAGCCCAAAGACTTCCATCGCTTACGCCTCCGGTATGGGCTTGGCCTGTGCCGCCTCTGCCGCTATTCGTGTCAGTCGCGCCTTCGTTGATTCCATCATCTTTGAGAACTGCCCCGCCGCCTTCAAGTACCGCATCTCCATCTTTTGCAAGTCCTGTGGCTGATGAAATGCCATGGCCATTTGACCCGCCATATCCGTCCGTTCGCCCATCCGTTCCACCGATGCCTCACGATCCATTAGGCGTACTTCGGCCCAAGTCCAGAGCGTCATCGCAAACGCGTCCCCCGCTACCACGCGGACGGGTTGCCCCGTTGCCCGCGACACTTCCACAATCACCCGCCGAACAAACTGCTCCGCATCCATCGTGACGGCGACGGCAGACCCGCCCGTCGCCTCGGTCAGTTTTTTTCCGACCGCTCCGCTAACATCGCCTCAACTTCCGTGACCTGATTCCGGCTCAACTGCACCAACGCCGCAATCTGGTCCACGGTCAGCTTCTCAATCTCCTTCTCCTTCAGGTCAGGACACGACCCGCGCACGACATCCAGCAATGCGGCAAGCATCCCTTCCCCTGCATCACCGGAGGCGGCAACCGCCGCGACCTTATGCGCGGCGGCTCCCGTCAACGGCTTGACCACAATCTCACGCCCGAAGATGGTGACACGCGGTAGGCGTGAAGGGTTAACCAGATCGTCCAGATTGATGGTCGGCATTGGTCAGGTTAGACGGTGGTGAGGTACTCGATGCGGAACGGAGCCGCGCCGATGTTGGTGAAGCCAGAGAGCGTGGGGTCAAGCCGCGCCTCAATCTCAATGGCGATGGCGACCTCGGCCCCGTCCTGTCCGGTGATGTCGTACTTGGTGCAAAGCCCCGAGGGAAAGCGCACCTGCACATACGAGCCAGCCGAGGCCGTAGCCCCGCCTCTCTGCCAGATGCACCGAACATCGGAGAGGTAGTCACCCGAAGCGAGCAACTGCCCAGCCGCCTTCGGCGCGTAGGAGGTCGAGGCCGTCCACGCACCCGTCGTGGCGGTCGCGGCTCCCGGCTCAATCTGAGAAACGTTGCCAGTCGCAAGCTGGATGACGGTACCGGAGATTTTCGGCATCCGCATCGTCACGCGGTCCAGCGCCTTGACAGGCGACCGCTTGCCGTCAAAGTCAGCGGCCCGATATGTCACGCCGGGGTCGAACTTGAGTCCCCCCTGAAACGCGCCGAACACCGTCGCCCCAACATAGAGGACGCCAGAGTCAAGCAAGATGTCGCTTGGGAGGGAGGAGGTGTAGCCAGTCAGCGGAGCAGTCATGTGTCTATCCTACGGTGAAGGGAGGGTGCGGGAAATCTAATCAGCCCGAGCCGTCAAGACACGGGGCCAAAGGTAGAACTCATAGGTGGCGATGATGCCCACCACGGACGAGTCGGCGGGATCGCTGAACATCGGGACGGTCTGCCGATTGCGGGACCGCCCCACCATTATGCCCGACCGCGCATCGGTGTAGGCCGTCAAGCATTGGTCCACGATGTCCATCGCAGACTCAATGAGCGGCAACTGGCTCTCCGGCTTGCCAATGGCTTGCACCTCCAGCAAGACCGTCTCGCGGTAGCCGTTGTAGGCGGTCAAGCTGGTGCGGTTGAGCAACATCGTGATGTACGGGAACTGCACCGGGTTCGGCATTGACCGGACGTAGATGCGGTCATTGACAAACTGTGCAAGACGCTGGTTGTCCGTGCTTACATAGTCCAGCAACGCCTTGCGGATGGTGCTGTAAATCTGGACGGTGGAGGCCGTTGAGGGGGTCTTGATAGCCCCCGCCGTGGCGAAACGTGGCTTGCTCACGGAGCCTCCATATAGCGTTTGATCGTCCGCGCCCACGCATCGGTCATCGCTTGCGCGGCTTCCGTGGCGGCAGGGACGGCAATCTCAACCCGCTCATACTTGCGCGTGAATACATTGTAATGCCCAAGCTCCCAATACAGCGCCACCTTCCCACGATCAACAGGCTTGTCAAACAGACTCTTGACATCGCCCGCCTTCTTGCCCGGTGTCACCATCGCCGTCGGAACGCCGACAATAGCATAGTACCCATCCGGCCCCTGCACCGTATCCGACCGCCGCAAAGACTGGCGAATCTGTAAGGTCGAGCGGAAGTTCTCGGAGGTGTAATACTTGTTATAGGCCCGCTTCAGCGCATTGAGCAGGGTTTGGGCGGACGCCGTAACGCCCGCCTTCGCCGCTCGGTTATACCGTGCTTCGGCTTCCTTGCTCTTGTCATAGAGCATCTGCACGGTCACGCCGATCATCGCTTACTGCGCCGAGGTTGCCGCAACCGTGACGGTCGCGCTGGTCACCGACACCTGCACACCCGCCGAAATCGCCGTGGTGGTTACGATGATATTGGCATCCGAGGTATCGACGTTCATGTCGCAGATTGCCGTGGTACCGTCGGACTTGAGGCACCGCGCCCACGTTGCCGTTCCCGTCGCGTTTGCGGAGGTGTCGGGCGAGATGGTGTCAAACGTGATGACGCCATTTGTGACGCTCGCGGCGGCGGGGTTGGCAAACCGAAGCTCGGCAAGCAACACCTGTGTGGTGATGGCGGTGCTGGCGTTCGCAGGACGCGAGCCGTCGTAGATGCGGAGGTAGCCGTTGTTAAACTCCCCATCCACGCCATCCGCCATCAGGTTACGGGCCGCAGGGGTCCATCCAGTCAGCTTTGCCATACTTATGCTCCGGGTTGCGCGTAGCGCGGTTGAGTGACTACGAGAGGGGTTGCCACCTTGATTTCATTCGTCGGCCCACCCGTCACGATCTGATAGATGGTTGAGCCGTTGTAGTTCGTGCCGAGGATGGCGGTGTTCGCGGCAGGGACGATGACGTAATACACGCCCGAGGTATTGACCTCCGACATCCCCAGCCCGACCAATCCCGCGATGCTCTGTGTGCCAAGCGCGTCCGCATAGAACCCCACGGTCATCGTGGTCAAACCAGACCACGGCTGAAACTGATTCGTAGACGAGGACCAGAACGTCACCTCCGTCCGCACCAGATAGGCGTTGTTCGGATGGATGACTTTACTGACGGTCGTGGTGTTGGTTACGCTCATACATAGCCCTCGGACTCGTCCCGCACGATGGCATACGGGCCAGAATAATCATACGCAACTCCCCGCACCGATACCACCTGATAGCTCATCTGCCAGTTGTCCGCAGACGCCTCACCCGCCAGCGCCATCGTCCCTGTCAAGAGTTGTGCCACCACCGCGTTGCCATACGCCTCGGCACTTCCGGTCAGCGTCCCTGTCAAAAGCTGGGCGACCGCCATATTGCCGTAGGCTTCGGCAGAACCCGAGAGGGTCGCGGCGATCAACTGCGCCACGGTCATGTCGCCATAGGCTTCGGCGCTTCCCGCCATCGTCCCCGAAAGCAACTGCGCGACGGTCATATCACCATAGGCTTCCGCCGCGCCGTCGAGCGTGGTGAGGATGGTCTGCACCACCACCAAATCGCCAAACGCCTCCGCGCTTCCCGCGAAGGTTGCCGTGATGAGGTCAGGCGCAATCTCTAGCCGAAGGAAGTCCCCATCCTCCAGCAGAATGTCAAAGCCGTCCTCTAGCAGAATGCGATCAAAGCTGTCCATTGTTCGCCTCCGCTCGGAGCTTTCGCAACGCCTCTCGCGCTGTCACGCCTGTCGTGACAACCGTACGCCCGTTATGCGACCAGCGGAACATCACGGCCACATCGCCCACCGGACCCGCTTCGAGGGTACCGCCGTGCTGGTCGATAAACGCCTCAATGCGCGACTCGTCAGTAGGCCAGAGGCCCGACCGCCGAACGTCCTGTCCGCAGATGAGGCGGGCGTCCATCACTTAATGAACCCGACAAGCGACATCGTAAAGACCGACGCCGTGATGTTGGTGGTGTCGGTGTCGTTCTTGACCACGACCGACAACTCATCGTTGCCCGTCATCGGCAACAGACCAGACAAAAACACGCCCGCTGGGTTGCCACCAAGATTGCCGAAATAGGCGGTGAATGCGAGGCCCGGAATGGCAATCCCGTTCTTGGCAAAGGTGAAGGTGTATCGCTTGTTATTGCTCGCGGGAAGGACTTCAATCGTCGCGTTGACCAGTACGACCTGTGCCACGTTCTTGAGGAGCTTCAGCACTCCGTTGCTCGGCATCGACACGCACGATGAGCAGACATCGGTATCGAGTTCTGTGACGCCCTTTAGAATCGTGTAGGTGCCGGAGGACGCGAAGGTCGTGACCGTCGTACCGCCCGAGGCCAACTGCAACTGCCCTCGGCTGGGATACAGACTCACCACCGAGTCGCGGATGTCCTCTGCCGAGATGTCGCCCGTCGTGTTGTCGGGCAGTTGCGCCAGCAGTTGTGCTAGGGTTTTCGGAGTTTCAGCCATTATGCGAACCCATCGTCAAAGGCGGAGGAGAAGGCGTTAGACAAGACAATCAGATGCTCGCCGTCCATTACCTCGGCGGCATCGTAGGTGGTAAAGGTATCGTAGGAGGACGGGTCAATCACTTCCAAGTCAATGCGCTGACCTTGCAACTGGCGAAGATCAATCACGCCCCGAATGTAAAACAGGGTGTCGTGACCTTCCTCTTTGACCAAGCCATAGGGGTCCACCTCAACGTATTCGGCAACCATCGCGGACCAGTTGGAGCGAATATCCACGTGGCTCTGCGGCGATTGCGCCACATTCTGCCGCTGGCTTGACGCATCCAGCCGCCCCCAGAACGTCCCCGTCTTGACATAGGTGGGCCGCGCAAAGCCGTCTCCGCCGTTGTCCTGACGGCGGTAGAACGTCAAGCGCCGATCCAGAAGGCCGGGGGCGATATACATCAGCCCGCCACCGCGAGCTTAAAGGCTCGCATTGTCTTGAGTACCCGAGCCGCCGTATCTCTTGACACATCCCAACTGATTGACGTTCCCGCCGCTGTCTCCGTGGAGGCGTTCGGGGTGCGCTTCTGGTACAGGTCCGCCGCCAAGTCGATTATGCATTGGGCCAGCATAGGCTCTATTCGGGCGTAATCGCCCCGCAGAGACAATCCGGTGCTGGCGGTAATGGTGTAGGGGCCATACGGGAATGAGTAGCCGTCATTGGCATATATGACGCCGGAGGCGGTATTGACCGTGTATTCGGCGGCTGGGACCGTCGTGCCTTCCGAGTCCACGATGGTGATGCTGGAGGCGATAGGCCGTTGCGGGAAGATGAGCGAGGTCGCCACTTGCCCGCTGATGACATCGGCCCGATCGACCGCCGTGACGCTTGCCGCCGTGATCGGCGTGTCAATCCAGATTTCAAGCTGGGCTTTGGCTCGGTCGAGCAGGGCTTGGAGCAACGTGTTCTCGGCGTTGCTCTCTATCCGCAGATAGGCTTTGAGTTCAGCTACGGTAGGGAGGGCCATTGCGCTTCGCCTCGGTCAAGATGTCTGCGTACTTCCGACCCACCACCGGATAGTCGTGGTACTCGCGGACGTAGGCGTGGACCCGTGCCGCTTCCGCTTGGCGAAAGGTACGATCTCGCGCCAGTTTTGCCAAGCCATCCCGCAGTTGGTACTCGTCGTTCGCCACCGTCCACGGCACCGGAATCCCGAGCTTGGTC